GTGGGTAATGGGTAGTTACGGTGACCTGAAAGGTGATTACTCGACACTGAAGGATAAATTCAGCGAGCAAGTGGCTATCACCGCAGACTATGAAAAGCGCATTAACTCCCTTCACGAACTCGACACCAAACACACAACGGAACTCACAAATGCAAAAGCTGAAATTGACCAGTTGCGTTTTGCTGCTGAGCGTAATCCTGATCGGGTGTACATCAGAGCCAGTTGTCCGAAAGGCGAAACCAATTCAACCTCCAGCGTGGATGATGGAACAGCCGCCAGACCTACTGACTCCGCTATCGGAAATTATTGGTTACTCAGACAACGAATCGCAGAGTCCAAGTAAATGATACTTGGCTTGCAGGATTACATTAGAACAGAGTGTTTGAGGTAAAAAAAGCCCCTTCATAAAATACATGAAGGGGGGGGAGTGCGAAGAAGGTATCTAACAAGAATCATAGACTGAGGTAACATCACCTATGGACATAAGCAATGTAATTAAATTCAATTGGCATCTCAAGATTACAAAAAAGTAGTAACTAAAACTATTTGATTTCTCAAATAAAAACAATGAAACCTTTTTTAATTAATCGATTGCTTAAGTTTTTGGAATATTAATTACTAATTGGTGGTGATAAAAAAAACCCCTTATCTGTACGATGAGGGGGGGATAATTGCATACAAAACATCACAACTTTGGAAGTGGGGAATATAACTCTATTTCCCGCAGAGGAATATAATTATACTGAAAATCATAATCAATATATGGATTGTTTGCTTAATGAGAACTCGTTGTTTTTCAATGTAAAAATGGATGTAAAACAACATTAATCAATTGATTGTTTGTTTTTTGCCTCGCTAATTGCGGGGCTTTTTAATTTGTAGTGAGGGATATGAATATGGCGACTAAAACCAAAATGGGTCGCCCAAGTAAATTTGCAGAGAGTTTAGGTAAAGCAAAAGAATACTTAATGGGCGGATATAAAACGGTTGGTGATGTTGTGCCAAGTGTAGCCGGTCTAGCCTGTTATTTAGGTGTTAGCCGGTCAACGGTTCAGCAATATGCCAAAGAAAATGAAGACTTTTCGGGCACGTTAGAAGCGATAAAAACGCTACAGGAAAATAGACTGATAAATAAAGGTCTGATTGGTGAGTTTAACTCAACAATAACCAAGTTAATGTTGGCAAATCATGGCTACAGCGAGAAGCAGGAAGTTGATCACAAATCCTCTGATAACTCAATGTCACCAACAAAAATAGTTCTGGTTGCCGGAGGTAACAATGACGGTAGCGAGGATTGAAATACCGCCTAAATTAATTCCAGCATTCGAAGGTAACTATCGATATCGCTGCTCACATGGTGGGCGCGGTTCCGCAAAGACGAGAACATTCGCACTAATGACAGCTATCCGTGGCTATATGGCTGCAATGAATGGTCAATCTGGCGTAATACTTTGTGCTCGTGAATACATGAACTCGTTAGAAGAATCATCAATGGAAGAGGTTAAGCAGGCGATTAGGTCTGTTCCTTGGTTAAATGATTTTTATGAGCTCGGCGAGAAATACATTCGTACTAAATGCCGCTCTGTTAGCTATGTATTCGCAGGGTTACGGCATAACTTAGATAGCATCAAATCCAAGGCGAGAATATTAATCGCATGGGTTGATGAAGCTGAATCAGTATCAGAAATAGCATGGACAAAACTTGCTCCTACGGTTCGTGAGGCTGGCTCTGAAATATGGGTGACATGGAACCCTGAGCGAGACGGTAGCGCGACAGATAAGCGATTTAGAAAGAATCCACCTGACAATGCTGTCGTGGTTGAGATGAACTACGATGATAACCCGTGGTTCCCGTCTGTGTTGGAAGATGAGCGGCTAAATGACCAAGCAAGATTAGATTCCGCTACTTATGCGTGGATATGGGAAGGTGCTTATCTTGAAAACTCTGATAAGCAGGTGTTGGCAAATAAATACGTTGTTCAATCATTCCCTGATGACTTATGGAAGCAAGCCGATAGACTTCTGTTTGGTGCTGATTTTGGTTTTGCTAACGATCCAAATACATTACTGCGGTATTTCATCCTGAATGATTCCTTGTACATCGAGTATGAGGCATACGGGGTTGGCATTGAGCTTGACCATATCCCTGCATTTTATGATGGCATCCCTGAAGTAAGAAAATGGTCTATTAAAGCAGATTCAGCTAGACCTGAAACTATCAGTTATCTCCGGCGTCAGGGTTTTGATATCTCTGCTGCTAAAAAATGGCAAGGTAGTGTTGAAGATGGAATAACATTTTTACGCGGATTTAAGCAGATAATCATTCATCCCCGTTGTAAAGAAACAGCAAAAGAAGCTCGTCTTTATTCATATAAAACAGATCGTATTACAGGTGAAGTATTGCCTGTGATTTTGGACGCTAACAACCATTGTTGGGACGCTGTTCGATATGGATTAGATGGATACATAAAGGGGAGAGCAACAGTCTGGGATATTATGTAATGACGGATAGAAACATAATCGGTCGCCTTAATGATGGCTTGGGGAGCATGATGACATCCCTTGGTGAAAAGATAGGTGCAATTACATACAGCAGCAAGAAAGCAACTGTCAAAGATAAGGAGTTAATAGCGCTGTATGAGAGTTCTTGGATTGCCAAGAAATACATCAATAAAACCGCTGATGATATGCTTAAAGTTCCCCGTGAATTCTCTGGTGATATCGACAGCGCTTTAATTCAAAAGATTAAAGACTCTGAGACTAAATTAAAAGTCTATCAAGTGTTGCATGATGCTCTTACGTGGAGTTCGTTATTAGGTGACGCGCTAATTGTTGCAGTGACAAACTGTGAGGATAAAAAAATATCGTCATACTTGGATTTATCGAGTGAGGATATTGTGAAATTCTTAGTGTTAAAGAAGGGCGAATATACGCCAGATTCACACGTTATCACGAATATTGCCTCTCCTAATTTTGGTGATCCAATCAGTTATCGAATTGATGTCGGAAGCCAGCAATTAAGGTTTCATCATTCGCGTTGTTGCCGCATAAAACTTGGTAAGCATAGCTTAAAAGATAGAGTGAAGTTTGGTACTTCCGATCTGCAAGCGTCTTACAGGGATATTAAAATATTTGATACGGCAGTCCTGAGTACAGGCGACACTATTCAAGAAGCTAATGTTGATGTGCTGTTTTTGCCTAATCTGAATAACCAAATTGCCTCCGGTGAAGAAGATACGGTTATGAAGTATCTCACCATGATGAAAGAGGGTAAGTCATCAACAGGTATTCTTGCTATTGATGCTGGCGATTCCTCATCGCAAGGTCGTTATGAGCAAAAAACGGCGCAGTTTGCTGGCTTGTCTGATGTTATAACCAAAATGATGAGCGTACTTGCTGGAGCGCTGGATAGACCTATCACTGTTTTATTCGGTCAATCTGCAAGTGGGTTTAATTCTGGCGAAGAAGATAACAAATCTTACTACGAAACAATACATGGCTTACAAGAGGCGCGCTTACGCCCATTGCAAGATTTTATCGATCAATTCATTCTCGATAAATTATCAATTCGTGATGAACTCAAGTATGAGTATCCATCAATCGATAGTATCAATGAGGTTGAATTAGCGACACGGTTTAATTCTTATGCAACAGGGTTTACATCCCTGATTCAAAATAGTGTTGTGGATGAAGAAACCGCCTTGCGTGAAATGATCGCAAGAGGGTTGCTGGTTACGGTTACTGAGGATGATATCAAGAGAATAACTGAATCGGTTGGGTACGGTGGTTATGGAACTGAAACTTATCTTGGCTCGCAAACAGGGGAGGTTGAAGTCGCGTAATCGGCGAATTCGCCCCATAAAGCAGAGTAAGCGCACTGAGGTTTGGTATCGAGAACGATTAAACTCTGTTATTGATGAAATGAGTCAGGTCATTATTGCTGAATTAGAAAACCCCACATTAAATGATGCAACAAACACTCCCCCTCTTAGCATTACCGCCAAATTATCACGAGCCATACAAAAAGTTGCCAGCATGTCTATTGCTGAACTTGCGACTCGTTTGTCGTTGGGCTTAGTTAATAGAGCAAACCAACAAAACAAATATAGGCTCTTAAAAACCTATCAAAATGCGTTTGATATAGACCTATCTGGATTTCTGAGTGATGAAGCGATCCGTGATGATATGGCGCGTGCCGTTAAAGAAAATGTCGATTTGATTAAGTCTATTCAAACAGATTTTATCAATGACATCGGGGAAAAGGTCTTTTCTAACCTAGCGGGTGGTGGTCGTCATGAGAATCTTGTGTCGCTTATTAAGGAGCGAGGGAATATATCAAAAAGTCGTGCAAAATTTATTGCTCGTGACCAAACAGCGAAACTTAATGCGGCATTAAATGAATCTCGCCATCGGTCGTTAGGTTTGGATTTATACGAGTGGGGAGGCACAGGTGATGAACGAGAGCGTGAATCTCACTTAAAACTCAATGGAAAGTTGTGCAAATACTCCGATCCAACCGTTTATTCTGATGATGGCGGTAAAACATGGAAAAAACGCAAATCAATAGGTGCATATGAAGGTGCGCCTGGTACCGATTTTCAGTGCCGCTGTGTCTCTTTACCTTACATTTCATGGGATTAATTAATGGCATGGAAAAAAACATCGCAGGGGTACGTTGTGACTACTGCGAAGATAACTCGTGCAGGCTCGATCGAGTATTACGGTCATGAGATAGGGTTAATTGGCAGTGATGCCAATAAAAAAATCAAAATTATCCGCACGTTAGAAGAACTCTCTAAACCTGAAACGCTTAAATCCTTTGAAGGATTACCTCTGACATTAACTCACCCTGATAGCGGTGAGGTTAATTCCGATGATCACAAACAAACCGCAATCGGTCACATTCAAAACGTTCGCATTGAGGGGGATGTGGTGGTTTGTGACGTGTATATCACGGATGCGAGCGCTATTAAGGTTTTGGAAGATTCTGAGGTTCGTGAGGTTTCCGTTGGGTATGAGCCTGCGGAAATTGAAAAGCGTGATGGGGAGTTATATCACATCAACATTCGAGGAAATCATGTTGCTGTGGTTGCAGATGGGCGCTATGGCGCTGGTATTCGATTGAATGACAAAAAAGGTAAACCGATGAAATATGGACTAAAAGGCATCATCCAGTTATTGAAAGGTAAAAACCTGAAAGATGCTGATGGTGAAAAATTAACTCAAGAAGAAATCGACCAGATGATTGCGGATTTAGAGGCGCAACTGGAAGAAATGAAAAACGCGGGTGTTGATAGTGTTAATGAGCAAATGCAAGCAATCATTGATGAGCTTGAACGATTGAAGAAAGAAAAAGAGGGCGCATCAATGCCACCACAAAATGATGACGCTCCCAGTGAGCAGCAAGAGGGTGATAAAGATGCCCGTATTGCTGAGCTGGAGTCTGAAAATGCCCAGTTAAAAGAGGAAAATCAGCAGCTTAAAGATGAGTTGGATGCTCTCAAATCTGAAAGTGATACTAGCTCGACGTTAACAGATGCAAAGGCTCGATTTCCGAAATTGAATTTCACCGACGCTAAATCAGCTCGTGATATTCATTCTATCGTTCTACTGGGGACGGGAGCATTTAATGATTCTCAAGTAAAAGGCATGTCTGATGAAGCGCTAAGAACAGCTTACATCGCAGTACAGGCTACATCAAAACCAAAAAGTGATATTGGCAGACATCTTCTTAATGATTCACATCAAAAACCAAGCAAATCAGTCTCTCGTCAATTAGGGGGTAAAAAATAATGTCTTTCTTTCAAACTCAATGGGATGCCCCTACGGGCATATTACGTGCGGGGACAATTTACCGCGCATCGAGCTCTAATGACAAAGTGTGGGGTGAAGAAAACCGTACAGAAAAAGATATGGATTACGGCATCTTTGTTGCAGTCAATCCGGAAGGTGGCGTTAAGCATATTGAAACAGCAAATGACATTATTCATGGCATTGTTGTTCGCGATATCTATGGCGATAAAGCACCCCATAGCAAAACTACAAATATTGGTCATTTCTCTCACGGTGACTGTGTTGGTGCTTTGGCTGTCGAAGGTGATGAGTTTTCTCGTGGTGATTTGGTTTACATCAAGGTGGGTGGGGAAACAGCAGGTCGAGTAACAAAAGAGTCTGCGGGAAATATCTCGCTGGGTTATTGGGTTGAAAATATGAGTAAGGGTAGTAATTGTGTGGCTATCACGTTGGGTTATATGCAAAACGTACAACAAACAGGCTCAGGAGCGTAATTAATGGCTATTGAAGATGCATATTTTGAAGAGGTATTGCAAGAGTCTCTGACCGAACGAGATAAAGAACTGCAGGAAAAAGAGCTGCCGGAAATCAATATCGGTGAAGCTATTCCGGTCAGCGAAGGTCTGGATTTCGCAATGGAATATTTTGAGTACGGTCGCACCGAGGTTATGGGTTCCGTCATGGACGGTATTATTGGTAACAAGACCAACTCTTTAGTCACCATTGATAGTGAAATTGAGATGGAAAAAGCGCCTGTCGCGCAGTGGGCAAAAGCCGCATCATGGACTAAACAGCAAATTGAAAAAATTGCAAAGCTGGGGATTAACTTACCCTCTAAAAAGCAAGATGATTTGTATGCCAACGCATTGGCAACAATCCAATATGCTGGCTACCGTGGTCACAATGCTGTAAAAGGTCAGGAGGGCTTATTGAATGGTCAGTTAGTTCAAGTGATCTCTGAAAAGTCTAAAAAGACGATTGCAGACATGACGGCAGAAGATTTTATTTCAATGATCTTAGGTGCTTACAATGTTGCGTGGGCTGCATCGGGTTATCGTGTGCAACCGACCCATATTGCAATGGATGCAGCCGACTTTATGTTAGCAATGCAGAAATTCGATTCTAATAGCGTGATTGTTGGTGTTGATCTGCTTCCTGTATCGGCAATGGATCGGGTTATGGCTGCACTGCGTAAAGCATCGGGTGATAGTGCATTTAGCATTAACTTTGTGAAAATTCCTGCTGAATATGCCCGAGAAATCACGAAGGGAAATACGCGTTTAGTTATCTACACCTATGATGAAGAGTATGTCGAGATGAAGGTCCACATGCCTGAGCTTCTGCCGGTTCGTCAGCGTGATTTATTGACCTATGAATGTGGTTATCGTGCTGCTTTTGGTGGGGCTATGTGGAAAGTCCCTGCTTCAGCCGTTTATGTAGATTACAAAACCTCACCAAGTAAATAAATTCAGGGGGTAACATGTCATTTCTTCTTCGTTACCCTGAATTTACCTCTGTTGATAAAGCCAGAATAGAGCTCGCCCAACAAGACGCTGAAAATCAGATGTCACGAAAAGTATGGGGTAAAAAATTTGAGCAAGGGCGAGATGCTTTAATAGCTCATATGCTCTATATGTCAGGTGCGCTTACTAAGTGCGGTCATTCAAAGGGTAATCCTGTTCAGTTTGCAACGAGCAAATCAGCTGGAGCGATATCGATTGGTTACTCTGCGCCTGATGTTGGTTTTGCCTCTAACCATGAGGGGTATGCTTTAAGCACTTATGGGCAGGAATATCTCAGACTGCGTAAGCTAGTGGGCGTGCATGTTATGGTGATCCCATGATTAAAAACTCGGGTAAATTCAATGGAGATGGGATTAAGGCTTTAGAGGCTCGCATTCGTGCAATAGGTAAGAAAAAGGTTGTGGTTGGTGTGCCTACATCAACAAATGAATGGCGAGAAGATGGTCTCAGTAATGCAACCATTGCCGCCGCTCACGAGTTTGGGGTGTCTGGACATATTCCTGAGCGTTCATTTTTACGCTCAACGTTGCATGAGAAGAAATATGATGTATCTAAGCTATTATTCCGAGAATTAAAATCTGATATTTCTCAGGGAGATTTTTCTGGTAGGGCACTTGCCATCGTTGGTGAAAAGCTTTCTGTGGAGGTTAAACGGAAAATACAGTCTGGTATTAGCCCGGCTCTAGACTCAAAAACAGTGAAGCGTAAAAGATCGTCAAAGCCACTTATTGATACTGGCAATATGTTGCAGTCAATTACTTATGAGGTCCGAGATAAGTGATAGAGAATTTTGTGGATAGTATTTTTTCCGATCCGCTTTTTGCTCAAGAATGTGAGATTGAAAGTGAGTCAGGAGTAAAACGCACCTTAACATGTGTTGTTCAACCCGCCAGTCATACCGACTTACAAATATTACCTGAAGGTATTCGTTACAACCCTACCGTTCGCATAATGACGCCAGAGCCAATAGCCCCTAAAGAACTACTTTATTGGCATGGGCATCGCTGGCGCATTATCGATAAATCACCGTGGAATGACTATGGCTATTACGACACGCTCGCGACTCGATTTGAGGGCTGTCAGGCAAGTGATAGCGAAGGTTTCCCAATTACCTGATGACAAGGTTATTGATGGTAATGACGAAATAGATGTTTCCGCGTGGGCGTATTTTATTTCTGTCAATCAAGTGACATCGGAAACGATAGGAACTGAAATTAAATTTGACAGTAAAACTGAAACAGAAACCGTTACGACCACGCGAGAAACGGTTATTTCAATTAATGCCTTCGGTAAAAACGCTTATCAGTTATTAGAAACCTTTGAAACCTCACTCTCTACCGCTTTTGCTCAGCAACTATTTAAAGACATAGGCGCGGGCATTGTCCGTCAATCACCAATTCGAAACCTACCAACGGCTATCGCAGGCGGTAAAGAGCATCGGGCGCAAATCGATTTAACACTTTCTCACAATCATCGTATTGAAACACCGCTAAATCGTGGTGAATCGGTCACTATTTCTATTAAAAAGGATTAATTAATGAGTTTATCAACCAAAGAGGTGATAAATGCTCAGGTATTGCCACAAGCGGCGGCGGCACAACGTCGAGATTTGAGCATGGTCGCTATTTTGACATCAGAGATTGGCGATGCATTCAACGATGCGACAACACGTTACGTGTTCGTTTCTGATGCGCAAGACGTAGCAAACTTATTTGGAACAGGTTCAAACGCACACAAAGCGGCACAAGCGTTATTTTCAGCGCGTCCAAAGCTTAAGCGTGCGATGGTTGCCAGATATCCTAAAGAGCAGCAAAAAATTGCAGCGACCGTGAATACGCTAAAAGGCGCTACTGTGTCGGCAGGCATTAACGCATTCAAAGCGATTGCAGATGGCTCTATGAGCCTTCATATAGGAGGAAAAAAAACAGAACTCGCTGAAATGGATTTTAGTAGCGCGATTGGCTTCGCTGATATAGCACAAACCGTTAGCACCAAATTACCCGCAGACTCAAATCTACAAGTTGTTTGGGATGAAGTTGGACATCGATTCATTATTCAATCGAAAACGGCTGGCGCTAATCCAGCAACCATGATGGGGTATGTCACAGAATCAGATCAAGGCTCTTATGTCGGCAACATGCTTAAGTTGGAAGATGGACAAGCAACGATAGCGATTGGAAAAGATGCTGTCACCGTTAAAGCTGAAAGCCCGTCCGAAGCGCTGCACAATTTGGAAAATCTATATCAGGACTGGTACGGCACTTATTTTGCTGACACGTTAACAGATGAGCAGTTAGAAGATGCTCACTCTTGGATCGCCTCTGCTGACTTAAAGGTGCTTGCTTATACTGCCATTCGTGATGAACAAATTGAATGGAATAACGATAACATCCTTAAAAAACTGTACGACAAGAATAGCGGTCGTTTGATGGTTCAATTTAACAAAACAGGTGATGATCACGCTGCGGCAGAATTACTGGCTATTGCGGTATCAACTGTGTGGAATGGTCAAAATACAGCTAAAACAGTCAAGTTTAAGCAGCAATCCTCAGTTCGTTCTGATGATCGAGTTACTCAAAATGAAGCGCAGAAATGCCGCCGACTTGGGATTAATTTCTACACAGATTATGACGGCATCAATATGCTAGCAGAGGGGACAATGCTTGGCGGAACCTTTATTGATGAGGTTATGGGATTGGATGCTTTTCTTGATGCTTGCCAAAAACAGGCATTCACAACATTACAAGCAGATCCAACAAAAGTGCCACAAACAGACAAGGGGCAAGCCCGTCTCATTGGATCGCTGGTCGTTATTGGTGATGAGTTTGTGCGTAACGGATTCCTAGCAAGTGGCATTTGGCGCGGTAATGATGTGGGGGAATTGACTTATGGTGATCGTCTTGATGAGGGATTCTATTTTTATTCGGACAGCTTTGATGTGCAGTCTCAAGCAGATCGCGAGGCTCGAAAAATGATGCCGATTATGTGTGCGATTAAGCTTGCTGGGGCAGGTCATTCAGCTGATTTACTCATTCAATTTAATCGTTAGAGGTACCAATGTCAGTTTATAACCACAAAAGGCTCATGGTGAGCATTAATGGCTATGAGTTTACCGCATTTGACGAGTCGGCAGATTCATTATCTATCGCTCCAGTAGGTGATGATGGTGCATTTACTATTGGTGTAAATGGTCGGGGTGTGTATGTCTTCTCAGGCAATGAGTCGGCAACAGTCACGCTTAAATTATTGCAACATTCTGAGGATAACGCGTTTTTATCTCGACTCCGCAATCAAATTTTGAGCAGTCAATCCGCACCGACAGCACTAGAGCTTTACATCAAAGATACTTGGAACGGTGATGAAATTATTGGACATGTTGGCTTTTTCACTACTCCACCAACCATAACTCGCGGTACATCACATAATCCAACTCAATGGACCGTTCAATTTGAACGCGTTATCACCAAATTAGCCAAAGGAGCACATAACTAATGGAAAAAGACAACATCTCGTATGAACATCGCCACAGCAACTTTATTGAAGCGAAAACAAATTCAATGAAACTGCTAGGCATGTTGAAAGGTTGTATTAATTTGCAAGGTGAAAAAGTCGATATCGATGTGGGCGGTGTGCTGGCTAATATTGGTTCACCTGAGATGCAGTCCATCGAAAAATTTATCTTGAAATGGGTAACAGCTAAAGACGAAGAAGGCAATGTGATTCAATTGGATAAAGTGGATGTCTTTAACGCACACTTTAACAAATACCGCTCTCATTACTTCGCACTCATTATTGATGGTATTCAATTCCACTTCGCTGATTTTTTGCCCGCTGGGGTCGTATCCAAAGTCAATATGCCCAACTTGGTGGCGCTGACAGCGTAAGTTCCGTGGATTGGTTCAAAATGCTCCCAATTATGGAAGGTAAATATACGGGGCATGACTTAAGAACGACAGCAACGCTCGAGGATGTGCTTGATTTTCATGAGGCATATGTTGAGCGTTTGTTGTCTCAGCAGAGGGCAGAAGATGGAAATCGAAGAGCTTCTGGTCGCTATCGGGGTTGATACGACTCAGGCGGCTAAGATAAAAGAAGTTGTGGTTGCCCTCGGTGTGGCTGCGACTCAAATCGCCAATGAAGCGAATAAGGTTAATGAGAACTTATCGGATATCGGTGATGCTGCTACTCGAAATATTGAAGAGGCAGCCAATAAAGCGGATGGCATTGGCAATAAAATCAGTAAACTGAAGCTACTTGCCATAGGTGTCGGTGCTGTTATAGGTGCAGTGTCAGCCAACGTTCTGGGTTTTATTGATAGCTCACTTGCGGGGGCGAAAGAGCTAGCCAAAGAAAAAGGGTTGTTATTCGATATCTCACAAGACGAACTTAGGCAAGCGGACGAATATCAAGCCGCAATGAAAAAGACTGGGTTGTCTATCGATGCAATTAAAACGAAGGTAGCTTTAAACCTTGTTCCACAACTAACTCGTGCGACAAGGGGATTTAATGATTGGCTCAATGCTAACAAAGCGCTTATTTCCAACGGCTTGACTAAAATTATTTTGTGGGGCGCGAAAGTCATTCAGGTTGTTATCAACTCGGTTAAAGCCATTAATTTATTGATAGAGCGTACTATCGGTTGGAAAGCTGCAATTATCGCGCTCTCGGTCATTCTGGCTGTGCTGAAGCGGGCAATGCTCATGGCGTTTATTACCAACCCGATAACATGGGTTGTTGCGGGCATTATTGGCTTAATGCTGTTGCTGGATGACTTAATGGTCTATTTGCAAGGTGGTAAATCATTATTCGGTGAATTTTGGGGCACATGTATCGGGGGGATTAAGTCGGTTACTGAATGGTGGAGTGGTCTTTCCTCTGAATTTAAAACGTCTTTAATGCTTATAGGTGCGATGTTTGCTGCGACGTTTGGAACAAATATTTTTCAGGCAGTGACATCAGGAGCAGGTCTATTTGGTAAAGCATTACGCCTGCTCTTTTCTCCTTTGGGCGGACTGACTAAATTACTTGGTGTTGCAAGTAAGGCGGTTATTTGGCTCGGTAGGGCAATGCTCATGAATCCTATAGGGATTATCGTTGGCTTAATTGTTGGGCTAGGGTATGTCCTATATGACTTGTATCAGAGGCTTACGACTGGCGAGTCTGCGTTTAGTGGGTTTTGGCAAGCTATTGTCGATACATGGGAAAAAATAAAGAGCATTTTCAAAGATGGCGTTAAAGATATTTTAATGTCATTAGGTATGTCGGAAGAAGGGGCGGAGAGAGTTGTAAATGCCATTGGCGATATATTTGGCGTAATATTTGGCTTCATGACTTACCCGTTCGTTCAGGCTTGGGAGTTAATTAAGGGGTTATTTGAGGTATGGGGAAATGACACGATATCATTTACAGATAAGATAGGAAAAACGTTCGAGCTTGTTGTTGATGCCATTAAAAAGCCGTTCATGACAGTCTTTGAGTTTGTTGAGCGGTATTTTAATCAGCTTATTGCGGGGATCAAAGAAGGTATTCACTCTGTTAAGCGCTTTTTCGGGATGGATGACGATGGCAGAGTTGATGTCTCGGGGAGCTTTGTTGGATCTGTGATTAACTCAATGATGCAGGATGTAAATTTGCCTAGCTCTGCGGGAGAGTCTATCAATAATCAGTCTATTGTCATTAATCAAGGCGATGTGAATGTGTCTAATAATATCGTATCTAACAATCCGGAACGGGTAGGGGCGGTAGTCACCGACGCCATCAATAAAAATGCCACAAAACTGGCATACAACACATCTAAAAGCGTGATGAACTGAGCATTTGTTCCCTTCTTGCTCGCAATGGAAGAGCACAACCCACTCCATTGGTGGGGTGGTTATTGACTCAAAATCATCATGCTTCTTAACCGATGATTTCATGTTGAAAAATGCAGCAAGAAAATGACATGTATCTAATGGGGGATTTATAGATTACAATATAAACATAATATGTACATGTACAGGTGTTTGTATGAGAAAAGTGACCTATACCCAAATGAGGAATGAGCTTTCTAATATATTGGAAGATATTAGAAATGGAGAAACTGTTGTTGTTACTCAAAGAGGGAAGCAAGACTTAGTGATCAAGGCTGAGATTGCAGATACTTGTAATAGTATAAATGATATACAGTCTAATAATATGTCAGTTAGCCTTCCTCTGGAAAAAATAATGTCAACTGACACGATCAAAACTTTGGCTCAAATAGGAGAGGCTGTGAAAAAATTACAACCCTCCCCTGAGGTTATGGAAAGTATTCAAAGAGCGGCTAAGCAACTTAACGCAATGGTTAACTCTGAGGAATTTAGACGATTTAGCCATAATATTAATGATATAGGTTATCATTTGGAAAATGCGTCATCTATGGAACAGTTTAAGAAAGCCTTAGAGCATACTAAAATTAAACATGCACACATTATCAAATCACTGGAAGATAAATAATGAGCATTAGATTTCTTACTGTTGATGAAGTAATTGAAATACAAAAAGATACATTACCTAACAGTGGAAAACCAAATCTCGATAAATTAGAAGGTGCTCTTTATCGAGTGCAGACACTGAAAGATTATGAAGGTTGCGAAGATGTGTTTAAGTTTGCAGCCATGTATTTAATTGCTATAGCTAAATCACATGCATTTAATGATGCTAACAAAAGAACCGCCTTTCAGTCTGCGAGTGTGTTTTTACTTCTTAATGGGTTTGATCTTAATCCATCGTTAGAACTCGTAAAATTAACAATTCTTGCGGCAGTTGGTGAGGCTGAGTGCGATAATACGGCATTTGCCTTGCGTATTTTATCAAGTTATAAAAATGATCTACTAGAAGGTTCTATCTCTGGGTATTGACAATATAAAATCAAATTTCATTTACTTGGTTAGGTCGCAAAATGCGACCTTTTTTATGGGAGCCACCAATGGACTTAACCAGTGGAGTATTTACAGGTCGAGCATCAGTTATCACTCGCGCAATTGGTGACTTTGAACTCGATTGCACAGTGAGAGAAGAGCATACCTCATCGCTCAGGATGACAAAGAACCCGATAGAGTCCGGCGCTGATATTGCTGACCATGCGATATTAGAGCCTAAAGTATTGACGATAACAGGTATCGTGGTCGGTTATGAACCACCACGACATTTTAAAAAACTAATGGGGATTGATAACCGTGTGTTAGATGAATACCCATTACCGATTGAGGTATCAGGGGGGACACATCAAGCTCTAGCCATGATAGAGCAGTATATTTCATCCGCTGTATTGATGAACGATAGGGTGACTAAAGTTCTCGCACCATGGTATCCAAAAACTAACGTTGGGGCGACAGACGGATCACAAACACGGGATAGAGTTGGTCGGGCATATGAGAGCTTGTTATCAATACAGAAATCAGGTGAAACGATAGATGTGCAAACGGGTATTCGCTTATATAAAAATATGATGATCACGAATATTGGAATATCTCAAGATAAGCCTGGCGCGGTTGAAATAACATTAACGCTTGAAGAAATATTTATCGTTGAGAGCCAAACAGCACAAGGGCTTCATCCGGACTTAAGGGGACAACCTAAAAAGAAAAATATGGGGCGAACTCAGCCAATAAGTCAGGAAAGTCATTCATCTCTTCTAAAAGATGGTGTGAGCATGATGAAGGATATAATAGGGAGTAAATAATGATTTACGAAATACCCGTATCGCGTGAAATCATCCAAGAACAGACTTTTACCCTGTTTGATATGAACATCCGTTTAACACTTTATTTCAATAGAATATCAAGAGGTTGGCAGTTTGATTTATTTAACCTTGATAAAAATGAAGTTATCACTCAACTGCAAGGGCTCGCAGTGAATGCACCATCTTTATTAGAAAAGAATTTACCATTTATATTAATGCTGTCTGATAAATCACGATTCGGTATTAACTCTATTTCCCGTGATGAATTAGGACGTCGGCTGTTGTTATATATTGTCGATAAAGAGGTGTGGCGTGAGGCAATTCGGGAGACAACTTAAATTAGTGATTGGCAGCAAAAATGAATCTGTTGAAATAACCAATCTTAGAGTGCAGTTCGAAGTACAAAAAACGTTAACACCAGAACCAAATCCCGCCATTATTCGAATTTACAATCTCAATTCGTCAAACAGAAACCGACTCACTAGCAAGGAGTTTAATTGCTGTGCGCTCTCTGTTGGCTATGAAGAACTGAGAATGATTTATTCGGGAGACATTATTGAGGTTAACACGATAAGGGAAGGTGAAGATTTTATCAGCGAGTTGGTGTGTGGTGATGGATTTGAGGCTTACACCGCGAGGATGGTTATCCAAACGCTATCCTCGGGTAAAACGGATACCGACATTATGAGAGAAAATGCTCGTGTGATGGGGATAGATACAGGGGTTGCTGACCTGCCAAGAGATAGAAAACTACCTAGAGGAAAGGTTCTATTCGGTGATTCACGTAACGTCATGCATAAAATAGCCAAGAACAATAATGCTGATTGGTCCATTCAAGACTCGCAACTCACGGTATTACCCAAAGATAAAGTATTGACCGATCATGAAGGATTTGTGCTTTCACAAGAAACGGGAATGATTGGAAGTCCTGAAAAGTCAGATAGGGGATTACAAGTGACTTGTTTGTGTCAACCAGCTTTGCGTATTGGTGGGCTAGTGAGAGTTCAATCAATTATGCCAGAGTATAGCGGTGATTTTAAAATTACCGAGCTGAGTCATTCGGGCGACTTTTTTTCTGATGAATGGTATTCACAAATCACTTGCATCGGTGGTCGATTTAAAAAGGTGGAAAAATGACAGAGCCAACATTAATCGATGTGATGAATCGGCAAACTGAAAATCAGCGTCAAGATATCCATACTGCATTACCTGCAAAAGTTATTTCATGTGATGGTCATAGTGCGGTGCTTGAGCTCATGATACGTCACTTGATGAAAGATGGTAGTTCAATTGCTTTACCTCCGTTAGTTGATGTACCCGTTGGGTTTTATCGAGGTGGCGGTTTTTGTGTCACTGTCCCAATAAAAGAAGGTGATGAAGGATTGGCTATATTTGCAGAAAGGTGTATTGATGGTTGGTACGTATCCGGTCAACAATCGATTCCGTTAGATACGCGATTTCATGATTTATCTGATGCGTTTTTTCTACCTCAAGGCTGTAGCCAGCCAAATAAAATACCGGATTATTCAAGTGATGCCTTATCTCTGCAGACGGATGATGGCTCAACCTTTATTCGCTTAAAAAAGGGGGAAATCCATTTTAAAGGCAAGTTTCTTTTTGACGGTGATAGTGAACAAAAAGGCAATCATCTACAAATTGGAAATCATTCTGTTAACGGTAATAGTGAATCATCCGGAGGCACACTTAAACATAATGGTAAGAATATTGGTGACACACATACACATAGTGGCGTACAGACAGGAAGCGGTAATACAGGGAAACCTAACGAATGAAAGTAAGACGACTTGACGATAATCACGACTGGACGTTTGGTAATGGTAGAGCTGATTACGCGACTATGTCCGAGGCAATCAGTCAATCGGTTTTAACGAAGCTTTTATCGTTGCGACATGATTGGTTTCTGGATCTAGAGCATGGACTCCGTTGGCTAGATTACTTAAAGAAGAACCCAAACCTAATCGCTATGGAGTCTGCAATAAAAAGTCAAATTCTCAATGTAGAGGGCGTCGTAAGAATTACTGCTTTTGATATCCAACTTAATCCAGACCCGCGAAAGTTTACCATATCGGCAACCTACATTGATATTTACGGCAATAAAAACGAGGTGAACACCGATGCTCCAAATAACAGATAAAGGCATAGTTATCGATAGGTTGTCTGATGTGCACCAACGTTTATCTGAGGGTTTTAAACGTATTTATGGGGATGATATTAATCTCGATGCGGATAGCCCTGATGGTCAAATGATAGGGTTATTTTCTCAGGAAATTGACAATATTAATCAAGCTATTGCGATGATTGCTCAGATGTTAGATCCATACAAAGCTATTGGTTCATGGTTAGAACAGCGAGCGATGTATGCAGGGATAGTTAGGCGTGGTGCTGATTATAGTTATCTTGATGATGTGATCATTACAGGAAAAAAAGGAACGGTAGTACATAAAGGCAGCTTGTTTACTGATAGTCATGATACAAAATGGTTGGCATTGAGCGATGTCACCCTTGACACTCACGGATCTGCAAAATTAAGTCTAAGAAGTCAGGCATTAGGTTCATTTTCACTGCAAAGTAATGAATTGTTAACAATGGATACAGTTACCATTGGTGTTGAAAAAATAATAACAACAAAGCCTGCCAAAGAAGGTGTTTTTGAAGAGAGTGATGGAAACCTATTGATGCGTTTTATGCGATCACACTCCATTAATAATTATGATGATAGACAAGGTTTAGAAGGTGCATTACTGGATTTGCCTGATGTTAAACAAGCTAAGGTCTATGAAAACTACACCAGTCAAATTGATGATAGAGGGGTGCCTGCTCACTCCCTGAATGTTGTTGTTATCGGTGGTTCTGATGACGATATCGGGTTAACAATTCTTAAAAAGAAAATTGGCGGGTGTGGGGTGTTTGGTCGTATCAGTAATACGCAGGAATACGCGGGAGGGCAACGTACCGTTAAATTTGATAGGGCATCAATTGTTAATATAAAGGTCAAGCTGATACTAGAAAGGATTGGTGGTTTTAACGATATCGACACAGAAAGTATTCAATCCGCATTATCCTCAACATCATTTCAGATCGGTGAGTCTGTTTACGCCATGAGGTTAACCTGCCAAGTTAATTCCGTTCAGGGTTTTTATATCAAATCGATCACTGTCAATGAGGCAGATTCGGTAAATATCGGAGTGAGAGAGTGCGCAAAAATTAGACGGGAAGACGTGGAGGTGCTAATTGAGTAAGCGACGAGAAGATTTTCTTATTTGGCAATACAGAGGTAAACCAAAGGCTCGACAAACCGTCGAGCTTTTTCTTTCTGAAACGGGAAAAACATTTGAGTCAGTCATTAGGTTATCAACGATCTTAAATATAGGGCAGTCAACGGGGTATGGGTTAGATCTGATAGGGCACCATGTCGGTATTAGCCGAGTTATGAAATCGATAGTGCCTAAAGACTACTTTGGTTTTCTGGGTTCTGATGGTGCCCTTGGATTTAATTCGGGGGTTTTTTATCGTTATGGCGACTCTTTAAGAAGCGCTTCTGTGCTGAATGATGATGAATATCGTTTTTTTATTAGAGCTAAAATTACCAAAAACTATCAATCCCCAACGATAGAAAATATCACCTATTCCGTCAGAGCCTTGCTAGGGGAACAAGCTTTCGTGATTGATAACTGTGATATGACGATGAACATTGTGATTCCGGCAGATAGCTTGACTCCATTTCGACTACACGCAATCAAAGACTTGGATATTTTAGTCAGACCGATAGGCGTGAACTATAAGTTTTTAGTCATAACTGACTCACGCTCATTTGGGTGGGCTAATGATCCATGTGCATTCGGATTTAATGATGGGAAATTTACGAGGATAATGAATGTCAGTCATTAATAAACCTGATTTAAAAATATTCGCTCAAGATGCTAAAACAGGCGAAATTGAAGCATTCCCTGATGTATTACGTGGGTGGGGAATCACGTTGGACATGACCGCGGGTAAGCCGCCGCTTGAGTGGTTTAATGCCCTCAGCAAGCGTGTAGATGAATGGTTGATGTATTTGACGCAGCGCGGTGTTGCTGAGTGGGATATTTCACTTTCATACCCTCAAACAGCAATCGTTCAGTTTAATGGTGTTATTTACGTATCGGTGAAAGAAACAAAAGGGGAGCAACCAGACAAATCACAACTATCGTGGTCGACACTTGGACGCTTTCTTGGTTTAGAGCAATATGCGACTACTGCAGAACTTCATGTCGAGCTGAATAAAAAGTTCGATAAAGCTAACATTTCCGGTGTTAAAGGTAATGAAAACGACAAAGTGCCGAGTCTGAATTTGTTTACGACGGAAGTCAGTAAACTACAGATAAAGGGCGACTATGCAACTAATACGGCACTTAATAGCGGGCTTAATACTAAGCTCAATACGAGCAGTGTCGTTCAGGCAACGGGCGCATCAACAACCAACGTGATGAGCCAGGATGCCGTTACGAAAGCCCTGAAAAATTCGGTTGATCTCAATACGATTTATCCGGTTGGTATTGTTGCTTGGTTTGCTCAAAATAAAAATCCAAACACCTTGTTCCCTAATACAAAATGGCAGTATCTCGGGGAAAATAAAACGATCCGTTTGGCGAATTCAAATGGCTCTAATGTATTAACAACAGGGGGGGCTGATTCAATTCAATTAACCGAAGCCCAACTACCTGCACACAATCACAGNTTCTCCGCGACAACAAGCAGTTTCGATTATGGAACAAAGTCAACAAATACGACAGGAGCTCATACTCATGGTGTGAATGGTGAAGATTCGGGTTCTGGCGGTTCTAACTTTGGTCGGGGGAATGGTAATACAAGAACTATTAATGGGATGCATTCTGCGGGAAACCACGCACACACAGTTGCGATTGGAGCACATAGCCATACGGTATCAGGAACGACCNAAAGTAAAGGGAGTAGTTCAGCCATCAATGTAACCAATGCCTACATTATGCTGATGGGATGGTATCGAGTAAGTTAAGGATAATAATATGCCGATGTTGAAAATATATAACTACACAAGTGACACGCACGAATTTATCAGTGAATCAGATGGTTACATTGATGAAAATACACAATTAATCCCCTATTGCACAACAATACCGCCAATTGAGCCTAAAAAAGGGTATGCCGTTATTTTTAATGCGGAGTCTAACCAATGGGAATATCAGGTTGATTATCGAGGTCATATTGCCTATCAAACAGAAAATCGCCAACAAATTCATATTGATTTTATCGGTGAATTACCCATTACACTGACAATGTTAGAGCCAAAGACAGAATTTGATGTTTGGAACGGTAAAAAGTGGGTTCTTNATAAAACAGNACAAAAAGCACACTGGGTCGCTCAAGCTGAAAACGAAAAGATATCAAGAATTGATGAAGCGAATAACACAATAAACTATCTGAAAGATGCTCTTGATGTTGGTCTTGGTGATGATACGGATGAACGACAATTAATTGAATGGAAAAAATATCGAGTCTTATTAAATCGTGTCGACACGTCAACAGCACCTGATGTGACGTTTCCAGAAAAGCC